ATTCGTCGTGCTTTGTTAGCTCTTCCAAGTGAAAACGAACAAAAAAATAATTATTTTGACGCAGGTAAACGTCGTTACTTGAGGGCATCCTATTCAAAGTGGCTTGAGAAAAAGAAAATTGAACAAAAAATACTAAGAAGTAACATAACTCATGGGCAGTAACGTCCGACTAGCCCGAGTGCGCGTGGCCCTACGCGCAACACCAGACGGCATGACTGTGGCAGAGATTGTTGAGGCTGTGCAAACAGACCGCAGTCACGTTGGCAGAATTCTCAAGGCCATGCCCGACGCTTATATTGACCGGTGGGTCGTGAGCGAAGCCGGGAAACGATGGTGGCAAGCTGTCTGGTGTGTTGTTGTTCCCCCTGAAAATTGTCCTAGACCTACGAGAAAAAAATGACCCAACCTAAATGCAAATGCCACTCAGACAGTCCGTTCGTGTGGCGCAACGTCCCCCGCCCATCCATGTTTGCCAAAGACCCGCACTTCAAGGGCACCAACGCCATGCTGTCGCAGAACCAAACCAACGTGGTCGAGAAGAAGCGTGAGGAAGGCATCGACATCAGCAACCTACCCGGCATCTCAAAGTTTGAGCGCGTCATCAACGTCAAGCAATTCATGGTCTATTCCAAAGCCGGGAAGGTTCTATGAGTTACATCATTGCATGAACCGCCGTAAGAAGAACCCCCCACTACCTAAACCAAACGAGCTGTGGCCGTTCACTCGCGTGGACGCCAAGATTCTAGAAAGGATGCACCGTGCTCACTTGAAACAAACCAAACCCCCCGTACATGAACAGTCCCCGTTTTAATTTAATTCAGTAGGAAACATGATGGCTAAAAAATCAAACGCGACAAAAATCCGTGCGCACATGATGACCCACCCCGACGCGAAACCTGCCGACGTGGCAGCAAAGTTTAAGGCTAGCCTAGCGTACGTGTACGTGATCCGCTCGCAGATGAAGAAAGCGGAAGCTACTCGCAAGACAAATACCGTCCCAAAATGGCGACCGCCACCCGTGCTGCCCGTGCCCCGCGCACCCGCTGATGAGGAGTGGTGGAAGACCGTTGCGGTAGTTTCTTCAGACACGCCAATCAACGACACGGTCAATCATCCCGCGCACTACAAGGCGGGTGGTATCGAGACCATCGACTTCATCGAGGCCAAGAAGCTGAACTATCACCTCGGCAATGTGGTGAAGTACATCACCCGTGCAGACCTCAAAGGCGAGCGCTTGGAGAACCTCAAGAAGGCCAAGTGGTACCTTGACCGCGAGATCGAAAGCAGTCAAACTACGCGCTGATTTTCGGGGGAAAAGCGGATGCTGGAGACAGTGCAGCGAGTACCCCCACCCTCTAGTTTCTTTTAGTTGGAATATGTATGAGCCTGATCACGTTGGATTTTGAGACCTATTATGGAGACAAGTTTTCTCTGACGGGTCTGACAACCGAGGAGTACATTCGTGACCCGAGGTTCGAGGTGATCGGAGTCTCGGTGCAAGTTAACGATGGTGTGCCGGTTTGGTTTTCAGGCACCCATGAAGAGATACGTAAGTTCCTCCTGCAATACGACTGGAAGAACACTCTCCTGCTAGCCCACAACACGATGTTTGACGGGGCTATTCTTCACTGGCACTTTGGCATCACGCCGATGGCGTACTTGGATACGCTGTGCATGGCACGTGCGTTACATGGCGTTGAGGTTGGCGGCTCACTTGCCAAGCTGGCTATTCGCTACCAGATCGGAGAGAAGGGTAACGAGGTCATCAACGCCAAGAATAAAAATCGTGCAGACTTCACGCCCGAAGAGCTTGCGCGTTATGGCGAGTACTGTTGCAACGACACGGCGCTTACGTACAAGCTGCTGACGATGATGATCAACAACTTTCCCGGTGAGGAAATCAAACTGATCGACATGACGTTGCGCATGTTCACCCACCCGCAGTTGTATCTGGACGAAGGCGTCTTGGAGGAGCGGCTGATTGCCATGCGTGAAGAGAAGTCCACACTACTGTCGTCGCTCATGACACGTATGGAGTGCGCGTCCGAAGAGGAAGTTCGTGCCAAGCTATCGAGCAACAAGCAATTTGCTCAAGTATTAATAGACGAGGGTATTGACCCTCCGAAGAAATTATCTCCAGTCACGGGCAAGGAGACATGGGCGCTGGCAAAGAAGGATGAGGGCTTCTTGACCTTGTGTGAGCATGAAGATACTTTCATCCAACAGTTGTGCGCGGTGCGCCTTGGAACCAAGTCCACTCTAGAAGAGGGGCGCATTGAGAGGTTTATAGGGATCGGGCATCGTAACAACGGAGCGCTTCCGGTTCCCCTGAAATACTACGGGGCGCACACGGGTCGGTGGTCAGGCTCGGACAAGGTTAACTTTCAGAACCTGCCAAGCCGGGACAAAAAGAAGAAGGCTCTCAAGCGGGCCATCGTGCCGCCCGAGGGATACGTGATCATTAACTCAGACTCATCGCAGATCGAAGCTCGCGTGCTGGCATGGTGGGCAGGTCAAGAGGATGTTGTCAAGCAGTTTGCTGACAAGGAAGATGTGTACTCTATATTTGCGTCGTCTGTGTATGGGCGCAATGTGACCAAGGCTGATGAGACCGAACGCTTTGTGGGTAAGACTTGCGTACTTGGGCTAGGCTACGGCACCGGGGCGACTAAGCTGCAACATACTTTGTCTACATCACATCCAGTCAGTGTGAAGATCGACGACGAGGAATCGAAACGGATCGTAGGCGTGTATCGCACCACGAACTACAAGGTGGTGGACTTGTGGGCTGACTGCGACTCGATGCTCGCTACGATGATGAACTCTGAGATCAAGACCCCGCTGACTCTGGGCATGCACAACTGTGTATCGTATGACAACGAGGGGATCATCCTGCCCAATGGGTTGCGCATCCGCTACCCCAACCTGCGGCGTGAGAACAGGGACGGCAAGAGCCAGATTTTGTACGACTCACGCAAGGGGCCAATCAGTATATGGGGCGGTGCTGTGGTGGAGAACGTCGTTCAGGCATTGGCACGTATCATTGTTGGTACGCAGATGGTTGCGATCAACGAGAAGCGACGTGTAGCCCTGACCGTGCATGACGCGGCGGTGGTCATTGCACCAGCGGACGAAGCTGACGAGGCTAAAGAGTTTATAACTGGCATCATGTCTAAAGCTCCTGAGTGGGCTACGGGACTTCCGGTTGCATGTGAAGCCAAAGTAGGAGCGACGTATGGCGACGTTTGACATCGACAGCATCCGTTTCGACTACGAGGCCCATCAGCGGCAACGAGCCTACGAGACCGCAAAATACGCGAGCCAGTACGATACCGAGGAGAAAGCGACCCAGCTCATCCGAGATTTGCTTAACTCACAGGGCTGGGCGTTCGACGAGCAGGTGCGTACCAAGAGCGGCAAGAAGGTAGACTTTGTTGTGTGCGCTCCCGAAGCGACGTTTGCCATCGAGTGTAAGCGCCGGATGACTGTCTATCACAACAACGGCCTGAACGCGACCACGCTGGCTGACTATCTAGAACAAGCTACAGCGTACTCCGTTGACCTTGAGATGCCGGTCTTCCTCGGGCCAGTTCAGAAACCTATGACACCGATGAACGCCTGTCTTGGCGGGACAAACATCGACTCAGTTGCTGCCCTGAACATTTTTGGTGGTCGAGCCAACGTAGGGACTTTAATCGTACATAAGCAGAATGATCTTCAACGCATGGCCGGGAATGAGCCGTATTGGTTTCTGTTTTTGCGCGGTGCAGCATTTTGGACGCAGGAAAAAGGGTTCAATGAGAAGAGGCTGAATATGGTATGTTCTACGGGATCAAAGAAAGAACGAAAGTCACTCAATGACAGTCAAGATTCAGTGGTCTTATTCGGGCCTGAAGGATTACAAGAACTGCCCTCGGCAGTACCAGCAAGTAAAAGTGCTGAAGAACTTCACCAAAAAGCAAACACAGCAGATGCTGTATGGCACCGAAGTTCACAAGGCTCTTGAGGACTACGTCAAAGATGGCACTCCTCTACTCAAAAATTACCAGCGGTACAAGAAGCAGCTTGACCCTCTCAGGGAGATGACCGGCACTAAGTACCCCGAACACGAGATGGCGCTGACAACGGAGAAAGTCGTATGCGACTTCAAAGACCCGAACTACTGGGTGCGCGGTGTCGCTGACCTGATCGTGATTGATGGCGAGCAAGGATTTATTGTTGATTACAAGACGGGCAGCAATCGCTACCCTGATCCGAAGCAGTTGCAGTTGATGGCTTTGATGGGGTTCAAGCACTTCCCCGAAGTCAAGCATTTCAAGGCGGGGCTGCTATTCGTGGCCCACGAGCATTTTGTTACGAGTGAGTACAACCGAGACGACGAAGAAAAGTTGTGGAGAGATTTTTGGTTTGACCTAGAGCGATTGCGCCTGTCGCATGAGAATGACTCTTGGCAAGCCAACCCCACGGCGCTGTGCGGCTGGTGCCCTGTTCAAGCATGTGAGTTTTACAAAGAAAAATGACCTACCCTGTTGACCCAATCATTGACTACGCGCATCCCTGCATGATGGCAGAGAATGCTATGAAGCAATTGCATAATGCAGCTCTAGACAAAGACTACTCTGCTGCAATTTTGTTTGGCATCACAGCGGCAACGGAAGTGAGATTAGCCGTTCAAAATCTCAAACTTATGAAGGAGCAAGAAGATGCCCTACGTAACCAAACCACGACCGTATAAAAAAGAGTACGCGCAACAAAAAGCGCGTGGCGAACTAGATGACCGCATGGAGCGCCAACGTGCGCGTCGTGCTGTTGATAAAAAAGGCAAAGATGAAAACGGTAACGGCAAGGCCGATGCACGTGAAGGCAAAGACATTGCGCATCGCAAAGCTCTGTCCAAGGGCGGCACGAACGCAGATGGTTACTCTGTGCAATCAGTGAGCGCGAATCGTTCGTTCAAGCGCGCATCATCTGGCGCACTTGTGTCAGAGACCAGCAAAAGAGAACGCAAAAAATAACTTGACTTTTGACGATACGTCGTCATACTTGAGTTCAGGCCGTTAGGTGTGAGTGGGCCGGGGTACCAACCCGAAGAGGTAAGCTTTCCCTCAAACCGCATCAGCCAGCCGGTGAGTCTCTCCTGACATTATTGAACTCGCGTCAGGGCTGGCACTCAAATTCAGTTTAGGAATCAGTATGGAAATAGTTGACAACACAGTTTTAAAACTCATGTGCCCCAGTGACATTGCGCAGACGATCGACAGATACATCGATAAGAGCGAAATCCTACGGGACATGGGTGAGCTGTCCGAGGTGGCGGTCTATTGGGGCCTCGACGAGATGCAACGTCTCTCACGCATCGCTCCCACGTCTATAAAAATTCCTTCACCTATCGAGCGCGACTACGGTTGGCCGGGCATGTTCAGTCCGTTCGCCCATCAGCGCGACACCGCGCGTTTTCTTACTCTGCACAAGCGCAGCTTCTGCTTCAACGAAGCAGGCACTGGAAAGACCTCCGCTGCAATCTGGGCGGCTGACTATCTGATGCGTCAGGGCAAGGTGAAGCGCTGCTTAGTGATCTGCCCCCTGTCCATCATGCATAGCGCGTGGCAAGGTGATCTGTTCAAAACAGCCATGCACCGTACGTGCGGTATCGCGCACGGCTCATCGTCCAAGCGCGAGAAGATTATTCGTGGCCTCTACGATTTTGTGATCATCAACTTTGACGGCGTAGGCGTTGTCGAAGAGGCGGTCAAACAAGCAGACTTTGACCTGATCATCGTAGATGAGGCAAACGCGTACAAGAACCCATCGACTGTCCGTTGGAAAACTCTTTCACGAATTGTTAAGGCAGACACGTACCTGTGGATGATGACGGGCACTCCCGCAGCGCAATCACCCATCGACGCGTTCGGTCTGGCAAAGATGATCAACCCATCGAACGTCCCCAAGTACGCCTCGGCGTGGCGAGATAAAGTCATGCGCCAAGTCACGAAGTTCAAGTGGGTACCCAAGGTTGATTCACGAGATAGTGTATTCAGCGCGTTGCAACCCGCGATCCGGTACGAGAAGGCTCAGTGTCTTGATCTGCCCCCTGTGGTCAATGTGACGCGTGATGTTCCGCTTACCCCGCAGGCGGCTAAGTACTACCGCGAACTGCTCAAGGAGATGCAGATCGAAGCCGCAGGGCAGACGATTAGTACAGTCAACGCCGCTGCCGCGCTATCGCGTCTCTTGCAGTTATCCGGTGGCGCTGTCTATACC